TGTGCGGTAGAAAGTTAACTTTGGTTGAGCGAAAAGGCTCTGTTGCTTATGCGAAGGTGGTCAAAGAGCACTTGAAGGGCTTAGACCTTGTGCCGTATACCGGAAAGCCTAGCGAGTATTGGAAGCTTTCCTGATAAACTAACCCCGCGCGGATAGCCCGGCCAGGTGAAAAGCAGCTAGTCACTGCCTGCCGCGCCCTTTTTAGACTCCCTTGGACTGAGGTTCTGCAATGAAACTAAGACCATATCAACAATCCGCCGTAGACGCTGCAACTCAGTGGATGAAAAAGTGCATTATGCCCGGCCTTTTAGAGTTAGCCACTGGCGCGGGCAAATCATATATCTGCGCAGCTATAGCCGACTGGGTACACCAGACAAGCGGAAAGCGAGTACTGTGCTTGCAGCCGTCAAAAGAGCTTACCCAACAGAATCACGAGAAATATTTGCTTACCGGCAACCAAGCCAGCATATTCAGCGCCGCAGCCGGCTCAAAATGTATGCGTTACCCTGTTGTTTATGCTACGCCTGGCACTGTAAAAAACAGCCTAAGCCGCTTTGGTGATCAGTTCGGCGCGGTGATCTTAGACGAAGCACACACCAACACGCCTACCATTCGTTTCATTATTGAACAGATGCGCAAAGCAAACAAAAATTTGCGCGTTATCGGAATGACTGGGACCCCATACCGTACAACAACCGGATACATCTACCAGTACGAACCGGACGGATCTTTTGTCCCCGAGCTAGAAGCCAAAGAGCCTTATTTCAATACGCTCCTTTATCGTATTCAAACACGCACACTGCTAGATCAAGGATTCTTGACGCCGGCCCACGCTGACCCAGACCTTGCCGCAAGCTATGACGCTTCGGGCTTGCAAACAAACAGCCGTGGCCAGTTCGACGCACGAGAGGTTGAGCAAGTATTTGAGGGCAAAGGCAGACTAACAGCCGCGATAGTTGCAGACGTTGTTCAGCACGCCTACGGGCGGCAAGGAGTGATGATATTCGCCGCTACTGTGTCGCACGCTAAAGAGTGCATGGAATCATTACCGAAAGAAAATAGCATGATGTTAGGCGGAACTGTGAACATGGGCAAAAAAGAAAGACATGACCTAGTGGCCGGGTTCAAAGCCAAGCGGTTTAAATATCTTGTGAGTGTAGGAACACTAACCACTGGGTTCGATGCTGCCCACGTTAGCGTCATTGCTGTACTTCGCGCCACTGAGTCGCCAGGGCTACTGCAACAGATTATTGGCCGGGGATTAAGAGTTGACGAAAGCAAAGACGACTGTTTGATTTTGGATTACGCAGACAACATAGACCGGCATGGCTTGGCCGGCGATCTGTTTAAGCCCGTTATCAGAGTTAAAGGCGGCGATGGTGAGGCGCAATCGCTGCAAGCGGAGTGCCCGCACTGCTATTACTCAAATGATTTTACAGCACGGCCAAACTTTGACGGTTTGCAGGTTGATGATAACGGTTACTTTACGGATCTTCAGGGAAACAGAATACAAACAGACTTCGGGCCAATGCCTGCGCATTTTGGCAGGCGATGCAACGGCCAAGAGATTTCTGTTTCAGAGCGCGGCGTGTATGAGCGTTGCAGCTACAGGTGGACATTTAAAGAATGCCCAGAGTGTGAAGAGCCAAACGACATTGCGGCGCGTTTTTGTGCGGCTTGCAAATGCGAGATCGTAGACCCGAATGAAAAACTACGGCAAGAGTTCCAGCGCATCAAAAAAGATCCTTACCTTGCCAGCACTGACGCCGTGGTCAACTGGAAAGCACAAAAAACAATGAGCGCTGCCGGCAATGAAACTTTACTTTGCCATTACGAGACTGAATACCGAAAGTTTAAGGTCTGGTATACGCCAGAAAGCAAAGCAAGAGAGGCCATATCTGCATGGGAAGGTCTAAACAAAGCAGTTTATAAAGGTCACGTTGCGCCAGACATTGAAACCTTTTTGAAGTTTTTAGAAAAAGGCGAACAACCAAAAACGATCACTTATTACAGGGACAGGAAAAACGGATTTACTCGCCCTTTAGGGCATAACCTGCAAGCCGATGAGGCTCTATTATGAAAATGCCACCATGGCTTAAAGTCTACGGCAACACGCAGTACCGCGGCCCATGCCCCCCAGAAAGCGCCGAACAGATCACGTTCTTCGCAGAGCTTCGCCGCCGGTACCCTGACACCTATGGCAAGCTGGCACTGCACCCAAAGAACGAGGCCAAGAGGAAGGGTAAGCAGTTTAACGGTTTGGCCATAGATAAGGCATTAGGCATGGTCCCAGGCGCGCCTGACATAGTTTTACCGTTGGGGTTCTGCGCGGAAATGAAGCGCCAAGACCACACAAAAAGCAAGTGGCAACCGGGCCAAGTGGAGTACCTGAAAGCCGTACACGATGCGGGTGGGTTTGCGTGTGTGGCACTAGGGTGGAAAGCGGCTATGGAGGCATTAGAAGATTGGATAAGCCAACGGATTTAATCAGCCAGGTGATGGCTGGAACGGCAGACTATAACTTTTTGCCCGTAGCTTTGCAGTCCGCCATACGCCTGCCCATCTACGCCCGCGCCTGCGCAGTGCTGGCAGAGCCCACCAAGGAGGCCAAGCGGGCCAAGCTGGAAAGCGAGCCGGATAGTGTTCGCGGGCTTATAGAAACCGAAGCACTAAGGCTATATAAATTACGCCGCAAGGGTTTACAATAACGCAGCAACGGTTTATTGTTAACGCACGAATAACGAAAAGGAGCAGTGAGATGAACGAAGACTTGAGATGGTTGGCAGAGAATGAGCCTCAGTGGGCTATGGATGATCCTGATTATCTGATCGTTAAGAAAAAAGGTAAAGCATTCTATATAAATTTCAATGCAACACCTAATTTTAAAAACATTTGGGGGCCATGTAATGTTTTCACCCGCCCCCAGTGGCAGGCCGCCAGAGATGAGCTAGAAGAAGAAAAGGAGAAGCTAACAATGCACGAAGATTTGAAATGGTTAGCAGAGAATGTAACAGAATGGCACAACAAGCTGGACCGAATCGCAAGGCAGCCTTATGGTCCTCATTGGTTTGACCAAAACCGCTTCCCACATTGGGAAGGATTCACCCGCGCCCAATGGCAAGCCGCCCGAGATGAGATGTCTAAGCAAGGCGAGCCCAGCACTAAAGCTAACGCGCAGCTCTTAGCTGAAAGATTATCTTATGCACAGTTCTTAGCTGAAAAATTACCTTACTGGAGAGGCGACTACACTCACTGTTCTTGGATATTTGAGGGGGATGGCGGGGAGGGTGCTGAGTGGCCGCGATTCAATTACGGCCAAGGGTGCAGTAGAGAAGACTGGCAAGCCGCCCACGATGAGTTATATATGAGCAAGACCGACAGCTGCCACGAAAGTCCCCTTGACTATGCAGAAGAAGAAAGCCCAATAGATGCTTTTGAAAGAGAGTGCAAACAGGATTCGGCTAACAGTACATTCAGCAGCCCCGATGAAGAAGAGGCCTGGGCCGAGGCAGAAAAACGTATGGATTCTATCGGGCCGACGGGTGAGCACTATGACGAACCCGCTAGCAAATACCACGTTCTAATCAACGGCAAACTAACGGATGTGTACGATATCCTGGTTGCATACAGAATCACCAATCCAGCCGACCAGCATGCGCTCAAGAAAATGTTGAAACCTGGCCAGCGCGGCTCTAAGGACGGCATTCAAGATCGGCGTGAAGCTATTGTTAGTTTGCAGCGGGCTATTGAGCTGGAGTGTGGAGAGTGAGCAGCTATCAATCATTCATTGAGCAAAAGTCATTCCGGCATGTAGACGCCGGTTTTTCTTGCCCCGAAGTGCTGCCATACCCGCTTTTTGACTATCAAGAGCCATTGGTAAGATGGGCATGCAAGCGCGGCAAGGCAGCACTGTTTGCAGATACCGGGCTAGGCAAAACCATCATGCAGTTGGCGTGGGCTGACCAGGTGGCCAAGCATACCGGCGGCCCCGTCATTATCCTGGCACCGCTGGCAGTGTCATTGCAGACGATAGACGAAGGCAAGAAATACGGAATAAACGTCGAGAAGGCCAATCCCGGCGCGGCGTTTTTTGGCCCCAACATTGTCATCACAAATTACGAGCAGATCCATAAGTTTGACCCCGACGTGTTTCAGGGAATTGTTATAGACGAATCCAGCATCTTAAAAGGGATGCAGGGAAAGCGTCGGCAAGAAATTACAGACTTCGGCATGTCCATTAAGTACCGGCTCAGTTGCACTGCAACACCCAGCCCTAACGATTTCATGGAGCTTGGCACGCAGGCTGAATTTTTAGGCATAATGTCGCAAATTGAAATGCTGGCCATGTTCTTCATCCACGACGGCGGGGACGTTTCAAAGTGGCGGCTAAAAGGCCACGGCCAGAGCCGGTTCTTTGAATGGATGGCAACCTGGGCAGCGGTTATCAGAAGTCCGACTGACCTTGGCTTTGATGGGTCACGCCACGTACTGCCGAAACTTCACTATCACTCGCACGTTGTCGAGACTACGCCAGAAGATGCGCTGTTTGTTGAGCCGGCTCAGGGTTTGCAAGATCGCAATAAGGCACGCAAAGACTCAGTAGATGCCCGCGTAGCCGTAGCGGCTGAGCTGGCAAATAGTATGGAAGGCCAGGTTCTTATCTGGTGCAACTTGAACGACGAATCAGATCGGCTCAAAAAGTCCATTACCGACGCAGTGGAGGTGAAGGGAAGCGACAAGCCAGACCATAAAGCAGACTCGCTTGTTGGCTTTGCTAGAAGCGACGTGCGGGTCATGGTCTCCAAGCCAAAAATCGCCGGGTTCGGAATGAACTTCCAAAACTGCCATCAGATGATATTTGTGGGCCTTTCCGATTCATGGGAGGCGTACTACCAGGCTATACGCCGATGCTGGAGGTTTGGTCAATTGAATGAAGTTCACGTCCACGTTGTAAGCGCAGACACCGAGGGCGCGGTTATTGAAAACATTATGAAGAAAGACAAAAACAACCAAGAGCTAGGCGCTTCAATGGTTAATCACATGAAAACCATGATGGATAAAGAAATATTCAGCGCCGCTACCGAAAAAACAGAATACGAAGCAAATACACAGATGGGGATTCCAGAATGGCTAATGTAATAGATCAGGTAATGAACGAAAACTACGCAGTCTACCACGCGGATACCGTAGAAATGGCCGCAGGTTTACCAGATAACTCGGTACACTTTTCAATATTCAGCCCGCCGTTTGAGTCGTTATACACCTACAGCAACAGCGACCGGGATATGGGAAACAGCAAAGACAGCGGGGAGTTCTGGCAGCAGTATCTATACCTGATTCGCGAGCAATTCCGAGTGATGAAGCCGGGGCGTATCGTTGCTATTCACTGCATGAACTTGCCAACCAGCAAGCAGAATGACGGGTTTATCGGTATCCGTGATTTTCGCGGGGAGATTATCCGCGAGTACCAGAACGCCGGTTTTATTTATCACTCCGAAGTTGTGATCTGGAAAGATCCCGTTGTTGCAATGCAGCGCACAAAAGCACTGGGATTACTGCACAAAACAATCAAGAAAGACAGCGCCATGAGCCGCATGGGCATTCCAGACAGCATGGTAATGATGCGCAAGCCTGGCGCTAATTCTGAGCCTGTCAGTGGTGCGTTTAAATACTACGTTGGCACTGAGCCCGCGCCTGGCTTTAAGCGTCACGTTTGGAACGACGAACGCGAAGGATGGACCGTGCAGGATGACAGCCACAACACCAGCGTCGATGTATGGCAGCGCTATGCCAGCCCGATATGGTCTGACATAAACCAGACCGATACGCTGAACTTTCGAGAAGGCCGGGACAGCGACGACGAACGTCACATATGCCCGTTGCAGCTTGGCGTTATACAGAGATGTTTGCAGCTTTGGAGCAACCCCGGCGAGATCGTCTGGAGCCCGTTCATGGGCATTGGCAGTGAAGGCTATATGTCACTAAAGGCAGGCCGAAAGTTTATCGGCGCAGAGCTA